TAAAAAAGTATTACGCATGTTATTTTGATTATTTATATAATCAAGTTTATACTATTATCTACTTAATATGTTGAAAAAAATTCAATTTTTTGATGGATGTGTTACAATTTGATTGGTTATGTAAATTAATTTTTTTCTAGGGATATCTTAATTTTTAAATTTTCATTGATTAATCTCATTTGTTCAGTCTTGACATTCTTTATGGTTTCAATGTGATGGCATATGATTTTAATAAGATCCGAATTATTATCACTGAGTTGGCATGTTAGTCTATAATCATCATCATGATATTCCATTTTCAAATTGTTGTTGGTGGTATCAATCCAATCCGTTTCGGTATCCGTGTCATTATTAGTTATCTCATCTATAATACTGGCACGAGTATTTTGATGAGTATTTTGATGAGTATTTTTGCATGTGTTTTTGCAACAAAACAATGTATTATTTTTTGATTGATCAAAATTAAATTCTTGATCGTCATTATTGGATAGTGACGGCAAGGCTGTCAAAGTTGGTTGATTAATTTGTGCCTTGAACCAATAAATTTTGTCGAAAATATTTTCTGATCGCTTTCCGGTGTCAATCACAAGTGATTTATAAGGATTACTAAAAATTTTAGATATAGTTCTTCTAAAATTTTCATATAATGGAAACAATGGGAAAAAATTTTTGTGCAAATCATATGTATAACTACAGTCGTCCATCACGAAAACATAATCAAAATTTAAACGAAGATATGGAGTTATGTCTGGTGGTGTTTGGATGGCCAAAATGGTGGTAATTTGATAATATCTGCCATTCATGACCAATTCCAAAAGGGATCCATTATTTGTCCAATTATCTTTGTTATAGAGACATTCATCTATGATCACTATTTTATTTTTATCAGTTCTTCTATCAAGATTGTCAGTTGTTTCTTCCAAAATTTCTCGAATAGTTTCCGTTTTCAAATAACTTCGAATGGTGGCCTTGGGATATCTAACTCCATAGTAATTGTTGACCAAAAATTCGTTGCCACTGTATATATGCACGCTGGATGGAGATTGTCGATTAATATATTGACATAAATAATCGCATAATGTGGATTTGCCACTGTGTTGTGTTCCAATAATGAGGATGCTGGGATAATGAATCATTTGATTCAATTCAAATTCAGATATAGAAACCGTTGTATTCATATTCATATCTATAGCTTCTGGATATTTTTTGAATCACTTCAACGAATATTTCAACCAACTCTAACAGCAAGAAATAAATTTGTTAATAATAGCCTATGATGCCACAAGCAATGCGATTACCACTGTGACCTGTTTTTTTGGATTCAGCATCATTACCCTGACCTAAATCATCTTGGTGACTATGGACAACCATACTCCGACCAACGATACTGAAGGGGCCAGCTAAAGGTAAATAATTAACGATGATTTCAGTTTGGCATCGTCCGGTGGCATTAACGGTGATGTTGCCCAAATCCCCTAAATGATTACCAGGTTGGTTGAGATCACCATGCACACCACCAAATGGATTATAATGTGATCCTAAGCTTTCACAACCTTGGGATAAATTACCAAGTTCGTGCACGTGAAATCCATGTTTGCCTGGTGGCAAATTATATAAATCAACACTGACCACAGTTTTGTCAGGATATTCTGTCAAATAAACGTAACCATGATCCAGACAACCATCAGTTGTTGGACTCGTTAAATGACAAATGGCCTGTTTTGGTTGGTATTCAGGTTGTAATTTTCTTAAAAAATTTTGTTGTTGTGCAGGGAATTGGTTGAATGAATAGAACGGATTTGTCATGATATTTGTCTTATAATGCTTATGGAGATAAAATTATTGAGGTTGTAAATTTGGTCGTTGAATTATAATATATTCTAATCTAGTCCATTTGAGCCACCCATTACAATCATTTATGATCCACAATCAGGATTCGGCCATTTGAATCAACCCAACAATGAGTCCATAAATATGATTTATGGGCTAACGACCTTGATTTTCAATTTTTTCATAAAAAAATTGAATATTGAAATATTAAGTGAGTCCATTAATAATCTTTCCTAAGATCAGATTACAAACAAACCCACGCTAATTTTCAATCTTCTATCTTCAATCTTTAATCTTCTATCTATCGCTAGTTTTTAAACTAAACCCCTAACCATTCAATATGAGTCTCTCATCTGCATACGAATATGTATTGTTCCCCCAACCAGGGCAGGAAAACTGGAGTGATGAGCTTCAAAAACTTCTCCGTGCCTTAGTCGAGGAAGAAGCCCAATCAGGGCCAATATCAGTTACGACTTATTACCCGATGTGCTCTTCCGATAAAATGGAATGTTGCGAGATCACTGGGGAGCTCTATGGTCTTGCTGAAGATAATGCTGAATAAGCATTGTAAATAATCCTGACCTTTCAACTAAATTGACTAAAATATAATCAGTTTAGTTGGATTGTTTCTTAGTTTTCCATCTGGCAAGTTGCATACCAATGATAAAGCCAATTGAGTTCATAGCCAAATCATCTATTTTACCATACCAGTAATCACAACTGTTGACTTTCTTCAAACCACGACACCATATATGCTCCGACTTGTGACAACCTAATAATTTACTCACACTTTCTTGACAAAAGAAACTTTCGAATAATTCCCAAATTACTCCAATGATAAAAAATTCCACAAAATAATTTGGAAAGAAATAACCAAAATATATATACAATATAATATGCGTCACGGACCACCAATCAATTTCCAAACCATCAATATTTAACAAAGTAATTTTCATTTTGGCTTGGACCTGTTTCATATACAAGTTACCCAAAACGATCAATAGCAACGCGATAATGACAATGACATAAAATTTTGGATTGGTTGCAATATGCCAAATGTTTGATAATGTTTGCCTCAACACATTTGCTTGATTATTTGTTGACATTGTTGTTATTATTATTTAGTTGTGATTTTCAGGATACAATAGTTATAAATTATAATGAATTCTAAAGATCAAATTCTATATGGTCTATGGGAGTTTCCGTAAAGTGATCATAAGTGATAACCGCCTTGGTCTGCCAATTTTGACCATAGGCGCGATCCAAATATGGTACAGGATTATTTGGCCCAAACAAATAAAAATCATGGAACAAATATTTTTTCAGCGGGAACAAATTAGATTCCAAATGATAATGTTTGTCCCAAATTTTTTTGACTTCGTTCTTATCATAATTATAATAATAACATTGGCCTACATGTTTGGGACATTTTTGTCTGCTGACCAAAAAGATATCCACGAAGGGATACTTATAATCTTTGTTGTGTAATAATTTGCCACGCAGTGGATAAATTTTATAACCAGCCCAATAAGCATACAAACCATAACCCATTTCATGTAATTGGTTCTGGATGGCCAATAATTTGGGTTTATCTTTGGACAAAATACATAGATCACCATCATCATCCCACGGAATAACATCATGATGTCTAATTGCCCCCAATAGAGTACCTCCATCCATCCAATACGGAATATTATTGCTTTGGAACAAATGGTCAATATCTTTTAACATTAATCGCAATGTAGCAATAGTAGATTTGTCTATTAGAACATCAGAAATCATTTTTGTGGTTCGTGGCGAATTTTTTGGATTTGTGTTTGCAGTTGAATCGTTTGGATCATTTTTTTTAGATATCGGCGTTTTGCCAATTGTGGTAGACGAATTGGATACTTCTTTTGGAGTGAATTTAAGAAAAAAGGCTATTGCTATTATAATAATTATCATTATTATCATTATCATTATTATCATGAAACAGAAAGACATTTTTCACTATAATACGAGAATATATTTAAGTTGATTTCGGAATAGAGTCGAACTATAATAAATTCTAAACAGAGTCATTTTAATCATCATTCAGTCCCACCAATTCAATGACTATTTTTTCCGCTTCCGTAGGTCCAACGTCAAATTTCAATTTAGATTTCTCATTAATAATTTGGTTTGCGAAATCAGATGGAATTACTATGGCTCGGTCCATTGGCCGTTCACTATACATGTCGGTCATAATTAGTTGGTCAAAAAATTCGTTATCATCCGTGTCATATTTCGGATTTTTTTTGTGGTGATATTTCAAATAAATGATATGATTTTGTTTATATTCTGTTTGAAAATTAACTAGCGGTCTGACTCTTTCTGTCCGGACAAAAAATTCTCTGATGGGTTGGATGGCATTTTGACGCACGTAATTTATGTTGTTACGTATATTGTGGAAAAAAGTTTTGATTTCTTTCTGGATATCGGAAGATTTATTGAGTCGGAGTAAATGTATATTAGTTTGCCACAAAATGTATTGTTGAATGATACGATTCAAATGATTCTGTTTACAGTTTCTGGATCTTGGGTCAAAATCTTCATCACGATCATAAATAATAACATATTTAACCAATTGATTGTTCCACATAGTTAGTCCATAAAAATGACACAAAAAGGATTGTTCGATATTAATTTTAGGTTTTGATAACAAATTGTTATGTTGCCCTTCAATTAAAAAATTCCAGTTCTGAACATAAGTGAAATTTTTCCCCACTTTCAAAATCATTTTGTCCAATATATCACGAATGAGTTGAAGTCGCTTATGATTTTCCACTGATGGAATCAACGGAAAATTTAGAATTTTACCAGTTAGGTGCAATTTTTTTTGTATAAGCCTATATTGTTTTTTGAAAATGTCAGCTAAATTACGCATCGTGGTTATTTTGATGTCCAAAAAATTTCTATCTTTCATTTCCAATCGAACGGGTTTGACAGTAGAATTATAATCTATTTTTAACAGGTCCGGTAGAGTTTCAATGTTTGGTGTGGGTTTGTTAAATAAATATTCTATAACTTTGGAATGATTGAGAAAATCTTCTTTGTCCTCAACATAATCTTGGTATGTTTTTTCCAAATGAATTATGCTGTTGGGTTTAATATCATTATATGACATTAACAAAATGCAATATATTGATATTAAGTAAACATTTTTAAATTGTATCACATCAGACCACGTACTTATATATTAATTTGGCTAATTATATTTGCAAAAATTCAAATATTTCAGCCTGATGTTGTTGACAATGCAATAGCAATTGTGAATCTTTATGACATACCTGAAGATTTGCGCCATTTTCACCAAATATCGGACCATGATCATAATAAGAAGAAAAACAAAATCCAATACAAAATCATTAAAAAATAAAGAAATAAAGATATATAGAAGAAGAATAAAAGTGGAAAATTATTTTTCATGCATGAAACAAAATGCAAAAGTAAATAACATTTATGAAAAAAGCTTGAAATCATATGTAGGTATTATTTATTTATGTTCGTCTATAATAATTTATAGAAAAACATAAGCAAGAACTTGAAAAACAAAAATATTAAGTAGGGATATTTTACTAGTGTCGTTATAGATAAAAAATAATTGCATTATATTTTAAAAAGATATCAGGATATGAAAATGATACTTCATAAATTTTGAACTAAGTCACTTTGGAGTTATCATTGACACTCCATTCTTGTGCCAAAAAATATGGCGCAATTTCTGGACACCCTTGTTGTCGGACCCATTTGACCACATCCAAGTGTCCTGCGATAGAGGCATTATATGTGGTATACCATCCCCATGTACAACCATTTGATTGGAGCCATTTTAAAATATTAAGATGTCCACTACGAGCGGCTTCTGCAGAAACAGTCTCATTCCAGGGAAAATCATTATCCCTAAGCCATTTTAACAGTGACAAATTTCCTTGTTTGGCTGCCATAACACAACACCAAACGCCTGGTTTTATTCCTATTTCCAAACCCCATTTGATAATATCATAATGTCCTCCTTTGGCGGCACCACTCAAAATCCAGGAATCTGGTTGATAACCATTGGAAACAGCCCACTTGAGCACATGTAAATGTCCTGCTTTAGCGGTATGGTAACCCAACATATTATGCCATGGCATATTATGTTCTCGTAACCATTGAATA